AGCTACTAAGATTCAAGCAGCTTGGAGAGGTTATAAGACTAGAAAAGCGTTGAGAAATGTTGGAGCTAAGAGTGTTGGTGGTTCTGTTGGTACTCATTACGGTGGTTATGATACTGTGGTTACAAGGCAAAACGATGTCACGGGTCAATACCGTTTTAAACGAATGCCTAGAAACAAAAAGAGATCATGGAAGAAATTTTACAAAAAGGTTCAAGCGGTTCAAATAAAACAAGCAGGATTACGTAGTGTGTTGTTTAACGCAAAGTTAGAAGATACCAATGCTGCTGGTTATCAAAGTTGTGTGTTCCTTGGATTATATGGTGTTAACGGATCTAATGATTGGACTGCTGTTGGACAAGCTGCTGTTATGGGATTTAGTGATTTACGACGAATCTTTAAGAATGATCCAGATATTGTAAAAGATATTAATGGAGACCCTAAGAGTGGAAAGTTGCAATTTGGAAGTGCGACTTTAGATGTGACTTTAAGAAATCTATCTTCGGACATTGAGATTGAAGTTGATGTTTATTACGGTTGGTTTAGAAAGAATGCAGATATTAAGCCTTTGATTGCTGCGCGAAACCCAATTGATGAATATCAAGGTGCTCCTGTGGATCTGATTGCTGGTGGAAATACTCAGATTCAATTAAATGAGAGAGGAGTTACTTTGTTTGACAAGCCTTCTGGTTTGAGTCAGACAGGGTATCATATTCATAAGAAATTGAAACTTGTTTTGGCTCCTACTCAGACTACGTTCTTGCAACATCGTGATCCTAAGAATCATATGATTGATTGGACTGCCTCTCAGGAATATGGTTATGCTCAAAAAGGACTTACTTTTGGAATGTGTATTATTTATAAGCCTACGACAACGGTTACTGGTACAGCCACAGCTACTTTGGGAGTTGGTACAACTAGAAAGTATACCTATTCGGTGGTTGAGGACAATGTTGATAGAATTTGTAAGAACCCACCTATCTAGTGACTTAGGAGTTAGGGTTAGTTAGTTTCGCACGAAGTGCGTTAGGTTAGTTGGGGCCCGAAGGGCGTTAGAGCGAAGCGAGGGTTTGGTTTATAGGGTTTTGAATGTAAAAAAATATATTATAAATTGTTAAAATGAATAACTTGTGTAAATCTTCTTCTTAACGCTGCCCGGGTTTCATCGTCCAGGTCAGGATACCATTGGTCAGGCGAGAGGTTGCTAGTAATCCAGATTCTCTTTGCCTTAAGTACGCATGAACTCCCTTTAATTTCAACAATGGTTGGGTAACGATCCAGCCATCTGAGGATATGGCTGATGGAAATAGCCCCTCGAAACTCATCGAAGACGATATTCGATTGTCCAGAGTATCCGTCCCAGAACTTGGAGTTGGGGTCTTTGGGATATGCGTCAAACGTGGCTTCTTCCCAAGCGCGCTTGCTTTTACCGGCGCCTGTGGCACCCCAGAAAACATAGACTTCCTTTTCCTCTGGGGTGGGCTTGAGAGAGTCTACATGGATACGTTTTAGATTTCCGTAGTGGCGGATGAGGATGTCTGCTGGTACCTCTTCGAATTTGCCTTTTTTGACGTCGTCAACAACCTTGTCCCAATCTTTTTGACAATTGCGCTTCATGGCTCTTTGACCTAGCTCGAATTGAGTGTTCTCGACTCTTGTGTCTTCTTTCCAGACATATTCGTTTGCGGCCTCTGAGCGTGAGATTTCCACATGAGTAGTGCGTCCAAAGACCTCTTTAACTTTCGCACACGTGACCTTCTTCTTAAAAGCTACCATCACTTGCCAATGCAAGTAGCCAGAGGAGCCTCCATACTCCAGCTGACCACGAATGTATTGGACATCAGGTGGCAAATAAGGAAGAAAATCACAATGAGGAATAGTTAATAAGAAGTATCTTGCTTGAAGTGAAGGCATGATTGGTAGCCGCTCTAGTGTTACTTACAGAGCGGCGTCTACCGTCTACTTATATACGCGTTTACTGCGCAATTGAAAAAACGCGCGCTTGTGGGTTTCGCGCTTTCCTTTTTTTATGCAAAATTTTGTCGCAAGTGCTTCTGGAGCTACTTTGGGATACATTATTGGAGATCTTCCTGGAGCATACATTGGATATAGAATGGCACCCATTACCCGACGACAACGACGTAGTGCAGCAGCTACTAAGATTCAAGCAGCTTGGAGAGGTTATAAGACTAGAAAAGCGTTGAGAAATGTTGGAGCTAAGAGTGTTGGTGGTTCTGTTGGTACTCATTACGGTGGTTATGATACTGTGGTTACAAGG